TCGAGCAACGGAAACTGACCCGACTCCGGCCAGTTGCGCAGCGCCTGGCGGTATTGCTGCAACGCGCCGTATTGCGCCGACGACAGGGTGGTGGCGGCGCCCGCTTCGACCTCGTCGCGATGGCGCGCCACCACTCCGTCCGTCGCGGCCAACTGGCCGTCACGCCACTGCCGCTCAATGACCGCCAACACCTCTGGCGACGGTGGCGGCGGATCCACCAGCAACGGGCAACCAGCCTCATCGCTTGAAATGATCTGGCCCGCGGACTGCCCATTCAGCAGCTCGGCATGTCGCTCTGGGGTGATGGCCACTGCATCCACCGGGATCAAACAATCAGGGTTTTCTACCTCCAGCGTGTCAGGGATGGCGGCCATGTCGGGAACATTATGGAATGTTGCCGGCTCGGCCCCGCTGTTGGTCAGCAGCTCATCACCGACCTGCATGGATTCACCCGGTTGCAGGACGATATCCACCCTCGGCCGAACCCAGGCCGGATCGGTGATGGTGATCCGGCGCGCGCCATGAATCTCGACGGCATAGAAGCCGCCCGTTTGTGCGGAATAGAACATGAATTTTCTCCTTAGAAGCCGATGGCCAGCCAGCGGGCGTTGATGGCTACGCGGGCGCCCGCGTTAGACCAGCCGTCAATGCTTGCGCCCGACACTGACGGGGTGTACAGGTTGGCAAAAGAGGCCGTGTTAGCGTTTGCCGAACAGTACGTTTCCATCACGTTGGACGGGAAGGCAATCGGGAAAGTAACCGCCACACTAGCTGTCGCTGATGTTGTGACCTGCCCGCACTGAATAATCAGCCCGCTCGGCAGCTTCTGCCAGCCGTTGGCGGTCAGTAGGGCGCCGAAACCCGCGGCGTATTTAAGCGCCGCCGAGCCCGTGGCGATCCAGACATCGCTGACCCGGACCAACCGCAGGTCTTCGCCTTGGTCGATAACGATAGTGGTGAGCAGTGGTCCCGCGCCGGAAATGGAGTCAGCCCCCACGCGAGACAGGGTGTGAGGCCCCAGCCCCGTATTTTTGTAATGCAGCGATGCTCCGTTAGCGACCGCTCCCGTGGGAGGCAAAAACGAACCCCCGGCACCGACGCTGAGAAATTTCCCGGCGTAGCTCGCAACGGCAGAGGAACCATTAGCAACCGTCAGCCCTCCGGATAAATTACCCGCTGCCTGCTGCACAAACTCCGTTGTGGCCGCCGCCTTCGTGGCATCAAATAGCGGCTGAGTTAACAACAGCGTTTTGCTGCGAATCGCCTTCAACAGTTGATCCGTCTCGGCTTCCGAGGGGGCAATACCCGCCGCACTCAGCACACTCAACAACTCGTCGGTGACGTTGTTGCCCCACACCGAAGGAATCAACGAGCCGACCACGCCCGTCGCGGTGTTTTCATCGACAAACTTGCCGCCGACCAAGCCGACGTTCGGCACACTTTTCGGATAATCCATTTACTCGCCCTCCCCATAATTAATAAATTCCAGCGCGTGCGCCGGGGCACTGCGACGGATCACGCACTCCAGCGCGCCGCTGGGATTGGCGCCGAAACGTTCGCCCCAAAAGCTCGCGCCAAAGCGCCGACCCAGACGGCGGCGCGGCCCGGTGTGGAGCGTCCACATGAACTGCGCGGACCAGGTACCGAAGTGCGCCCGACCAAAGCGCGAGGCCCCGAAACGCGGCGCCCGATGCTCGGTGATCCGCGCGTCGGGGTAACCCTGGCTCACCGCAATGTCGATGAAGTAGGCCGGGGTCTGTCCGCCGACCTCGAACAAGCGCCGGCGCACCGCCAAGCGCCGATCCTCAAACGCCGGGTTCAGGCCCAGGCACGGATCCGGCAAACCCATGACCACCTCCCAATCCGGCACCAGCTCACTGACGCCGGCCGGGTCCATTTCATTCAGCAGGTCGACGGCGCGGCCATCGAGGCGCGCGAACTCGACAGCCACCCCCTGCAACACCAGCTCGATCTCCGGGACCAACTCGGGATCCCAGGCCGGCCCCGCCGGCAACAGCCCGCGCAACTGCTGGTGATATTCCTCGGCCGTGCGCGCTACAACCATGTGATGCCCCCAAACGTCAGCAACTGGTTGGTGGCCGCGACCACGTTGGCCACCGGCGCTGTCAGTTGATGGTCCGTTTCATTGGTTGAGCCACTGATCGCGGCGCGGATGTGGCTGATGAGCAACGTGTCACCGAGGCCCGCCTCGCGCTGATGCAAATCACGCAGCTCCGCCTCAATCGCGGCGCGCACCAGGGAGGTGTCCGGCACCGCGCGGATGCTGTAGGGCACCGGCAGCGGCACCGGCGGCAACACGTACAGTTCCGCCGTCACCGGGCGGCGCACCTCAATGTAGGCTTTCACCTCGGCCAGTTGCGCTGGGTTGGGCACCGACACGCCATCGTTATCGCGCATCACAAACAGCCCAACGGTGCCCGGCCCCAGGTAATTGCGCCGGCACCAGGCGCGGGTGACCCCCGGCACTTCCAGTGCCCAGGTCTCGTAATCACTCGCCGATCCGCCCTGGGCAATCACCCGGTAGGAACGCACCACCCGCGCGCGCAGCGCCTCGACACTCTCCTGGGCAATCCCGCCGGCCAACCCCGGCGCCAACACGGTGAAGGTGCTGGCCACCCCCGCCACCGGCTGCACCAAGGTCAGCACCAAGCCCGCGGCAGCATTGCCGAGAGTGCCGGCGTCCACCGCCTGCAGCGTGGTGCTGTTGAGCCCGGCCACCGTGGTGACCGCAGTGGTCACTTTGTAGGTGCGGCCATCACTGGCCTGCAGCACCGTATCGACATCGAGCACGCCGCCGGCGGCCGCCACAAAACTGGCCGGACCGGCGGCGGGCTGGGCGATTTTGCGCGGCTCGTTCAAGCGCAGCGCGGCGATCCGCTCCAGGGTTTGCTCATCCGCCGAATCCGGCAGAATTTGGTCGGCCATCCAGTTCAGGTAGCCATACAGTCCATAAGCCACCCCGGCATGCGCGCGGGCCAGCACCTGCGCATCGGAGCGGCGCAAGGCATCGCTGGACAGGTCCGTCTGGACACGACCGACCAGCACCGGGAGTGAGGGCGTTTCAAACGGCATAGATCACCTGCCAGGCAGAAAGGGGAAGGACGTCCAACTGCGCACCACTGGGGATCGTCAGCGTGACACGCAGGTTTAAACGGTTGAGGTCGACCTGTTCACTGCTGATCGCGAGCGCGATGACGTGGCCATCGTCGAGCAGCCACTGCAACGCCTCACGCGCATAGAACTCGGCATCGCGCTGGGTGGCCGCAATCAGCTTGACCCGGCGCAGCAGCCACAACCGGGAACCGATACGGTCATCGGCCGTCGCCGGGTAGCTGTCGCCCCACCAGCCGAAGCGCTCGTCATCGTCCACCGGGTCATCGGTGGCGGCACGGCGCCAGGTGAACAGGCTGATGATCACCGCACGGGTCAGTCCGTCATGTAACGCGTCCGCGCCCGTCATACCGGCACTCCGCTCTGACCACTGCCGCCCTGCACGCCACCATGCTTGTGATTAATCTGACTGATGCCGCCGGCGATCTGGTCGCCCTGCGATTCAATCTTGCCGGTCTGGGTGATGCTCGGGGTGTCGAAGTGCACACCGCTGCTGGCCTTGATGTTCAAGGTGGCGGTCTCGATATCGATGATCCGCCCGCGCTTAAAATGGATCTTGTCGCCTTCGTCGGTGTAGATCGCCACCTCGCCCGGCGCCAGTTCCTTAATCCGGTAGCGGCGGTCCGCCGCCACCAGCACCACGGCGTGCGAACGGTCGCCACCGAGGAAGGCGGTCAGCACTTCGGCCCCCGCCTTCGGGTGGCTGGTAAAACCATACGCCTCGAAGTGCTCGGCGCCGTCTTTGATCTCCCCTGCGGTCAGACGCACCTGCAGGGTTTGAAGTTTGCGCGCGGCATCGGCCATGATCACCGTGCCGCGGACCAGCATGCTTTTTAGGCTCATTTTTTCGACTCGTAGTCAGCAGGCAGCAGGTACTCGAAGTTGTCGGCCTTGCCGCCCTTCTTCGCCTTGCGCGCCTTGTGCGGATCCTTCGGCTCAGGCTCAAAACTGTCCGCCGGCGCGACTTCCAGTTTGGTCAACATGCCCTGATCGCTCAGCGAATAGGTGATGCGCGAAATCAGCAGATCGCGGTCAAAGCCAATGATCGGGTCGATCACCCGCACCAGGGTGTTGTGCCGCCACAGCTGGCCATTGGACTGCCGCCAGCCGTACACCGTGTAGGTGGTGGCCAGGGCTTTACCCATGCGCGAACCGCGCTCCCAGTTAGCCCGTGCCAGGGCCAGCTCGTTGGTCATCTGCCCCGATTCCTGCAGGATCTGCACCCGCCGGCGCTTGACCCGCTCATCGCTGAGGGTGGCGGACACTTCCGACGCCTCGGGGCCAAAGGCTTCATCGCGGCCACTTTTCTGCCCCAGCACCTGGTATTCGGAAAACACCCCGGAAAAATCCAGGCCGGCGTCGGCCGACTTGATGTTCTTGCCGACCTCCAGCGCATCGAAGCTGTGCCCGCCGCTGCCAGGGCTGGCCAACACCGCCATGCCGCGCGCATCGTCGGTGGAGAACACCCGGAACAAGGTCAGCAAGCGGTCAATCGAGGCGAACACCGTCTCACCCGGCTCCAGGGTGTGATCGGAGAGCTTGCCGCCTTCCGGGATCTCACTGCTGACCGCGATGTTGTACGGCGCCGCCAGCGCCTTGACGATGGCCCCCACGCTCTGATTATTCCACTGCCCCGGCTTGTTCACCGCCGCGCAGTCGACCAGGTCCGCGGTCAACGAGCGGCCGCTGATGGACAGAGTGATTTGTTTATCGTCGTAGCCAATCGGCGTGGCAAACGCCCAGCCAGTGAGCACCAGGTCAGGCCCGATGCGCACCTGACACTTGGCCCCCTCGCGAATGACGCGCCGCTCCAGCTGTCCTGGCCATTGCCAGGTCAAGCTGAGGTTAAACGAACGCGCCTGATCTTCCAGGCCGGCGGTGATCTCCACCGTTTTCCAGCCGAAATAATCCAGACCGTCGACCGTGAGGCTGACGGCGTTTTGTTCATCGGACATGGTTACCTCTGGGCGAGTTTGATCGGCTCGGCCGGGACAAAACCGGGATGGCGAATGCGGTTGCGCTGCACCACCTCAGACTCCCGGGTGGCATCCCCAAAACGCCGATAGGCCAGCACCAGGACCGACAACGTCTCCGCTGGGGTCACGTCGACCAGATGCACCCCGGCAGCGGCCACCGCCGTCAGGTGCTTGACCAGCGTCTGCCGGTAGTCATTGAGCGCCTGGTAGTGGTCCGGGTCGGCTTTGAGCGCGGCGGTAAAGATCGCCTCGTCCAGGGTGTCGCGCAGCGCCAGGACATCGTCGGCCACCGGCACCTCCGGTCGCACCAGCGGTTGCAGCGCCTGCTGCTCGACCGAGGAGGCCGCGTTCGGCGCCACCGGCTGCTGGGTCACTGGCA